ATTTACATCTGATAATTCTCTTCTATCTCTTAGTTCAGTTTCATTTAATTGTGTATTAATAGTTATTGTCTCATTTACCGCTGGTGCTGGCGCTGTCTCTATTTGTGCTGGTGCTGGCGCGGTTTGTGCTGGTGCTGGGATTGTCGGCAGTGGTTGATCTTCTTGTCTTCGCAGTTCGGTTTCAGTAAAAACATTTTCTAAATTCATATCTGGTGTTTTTTTAGTTGTTTCTTTAATTGGTTCACATATACCGGTCTTAGGGTTTCTGCGTGTTCCTTTTTTACAACGGCTTTTTTTAGTTGGTGTTGTTTTTTTTTGAGATTTTGATTTATCCATTACTAATATATAGTAATATATATTATTCTAATTACAAATTGTAATAATATAGTTTGTCTTATATATTTGTTTTATTTTATATCATATGTATTGTAATTTGTAATCATTGTATTTACACGTGTTAACACTTCCTTTTTTTCTAAATTGTAACTCCTGATTAAATTCATAGCAGTTTCATATGTTTTCCATTCCATTTTACTAACTTCCGTATGTTGATAAGAATTCATTAATTTTATATCATCTGTCATATGAGCAACATAATATTTATGTTTGTATGATTTATAATTAGAACCAGTAAATATTTCTTCAAATGGTAAAACATTATGTATAATATTAATAGATGACCTAGAAATGCCAGTTTCTTCTTCAAATTCACGTAAAGCGCATGATAAATCCTTTTCTTGATTATTATGTCTGCCCTTTGGAAATCCCCATTCAGTTTCTTCCCATTGACATATTTTATTTGCATCATTTATTAATGATTCAATTGAAAATTCATCATTATTTATAAAAACTCCATTCTTTAATGATTCAAACTTTTCTCTTGAAATTTTTTCTTCACTTCTATATTGACTGCTAATATCATTTCCCCATAATTTGTTCCATAAAGAATCAAATGTATGTGTTAATAAACGTTGTTTTTCATCATTGGTCATCTCAGATATGATATTCAATATATACATTTTACTGTATATATTGTATTTACCACGCATAAATTCAACATACCCAATCGTGTCTTTTCTACGAATAACTAGATATTCTGGTTTCTTTTCATTATTCATTCTATAAACAATAATACCAACACTAGTTATTGGTTGTTTACATTGATAAAATATATGTCCTGTATTACCACAATTATTGCAAAATGTTGAATTATTCATATAAGATTTGATTTATTGGTTATACTATAAATCTTTTTATATTGTTTATTATAATGGCATTAGATCCAAGTGTTTGGGGTTCTCATTATTGGTTTGTCTTGCATACAATTGCGTTGACCTATCCACATAATCCAAATGAAACAACTAAGAAAAAGTATTATGATTTTATTCATAATTTACCGTTATTTTTGCCAATATCAACAATAGGTAACCAATTTAGTGAATTATTAGATAAATATCCAGTAACACCTTATTTAGATTCTCAAAAATCATTTTCAAAATGGATGCACTTTATTCATAATAAAGTGAATGTTTCTATAGGTAAAGAAGAAATAACAATGGAAGAAGCAATGGTTAACTATTATGAACACTATAAACCAAAAGAAGTAAAGTATAAAGAACAACGCAGAAGAAGAGAGAAATATGTATTTTTGGGATTAATAATACTTATTGTATTTTTATCTATTTATCTGTATAAAAAATAATTTAAATTTAAATTTATACAAAAAACAGAATAATATAACACAATACTATATACAATGAGTAACAAGAAATCTAAAAAAATTAAAGTAATAAAATTAAAACCATCAAACTATAATAAAACACGAAAACATAAATGGAAAATGCATACTATAAATAAAATGCATACTATAAATAAAATGCATACTATAAATAAGAAGAACATAAAACATAAAAAATATAATAAAAACGGAGGAGAAGCAATAGCCGCCGGATCCTATGGATGTGTTTTTAAACCCTCAATTAAGTGTGCAAATAATGAACTTATAAAACCCAATCAGGTATCAAAATTAATGTATAATGATGAAATTGTTATTAAAGAAAAAGAAGAAATGGATAGGGTCAAGGAAATTATAAAAACAATTCCAAATAATGACAAGTATTTTCTATTAATGGATACAACTATATGTGATCCTGATAAATTATCTGATGAAGATTTAAAATCGTTTGATGAAAAATGTGATTTGTTTACAAATAATGGAATTACTTCTAAAAATGTAAATACTAATTTAAAACAATTAAAACTAATAACCATGCCTGATGGAGGTATGGAGATTGATGACTACATTCATAAACTTCTTTTAAATCCGATTCAAAGAGAGAAATATAATTCATTTATGAAAATTAACAGTAGTTTAATTGACCTTTTAAATAATGGTATTGTTCCTATTAATAAAAATGGACTAAACCATATGGATATTAAAGGAAATAATATGCTTGTTGATAGCACGGGTCATGTTCGTTTAATTGATTGGGGATTAGCAAGTAAAAATGATGGAATAACGATTCCGCATGAAGTCACTGATCATACATTGCATTTTAATAATCCATTTTCAAATTTATTTTATAATAATTTTTTAAAACAATGGCTGCCTTTAGAATATACAAAAATAAAAACATCATCAAAATTATACAATTCAAAATCAGGACAAGCCGAATTATTGAAAATAATTGCAGTTAATATGGTAAATAAAACTATAAATTACAATCAATCTAGTGGGCATTATACATCCATTGTTTCAATATTACATTACATTTACAAAATATATGCATTGGATAATGGATATAATACGATTGATTATAATGTTTTAATTCAGACAACGATGATAGAATATATACAATCTATTTTATTAGCATATGTAGATGATAATGGAAATTTTAAAGATGTGGACTATTTTTATGATGTTTTTTCACCCAACGTTGACATATGGGGATTTTTAATGGGGTATATTTATATCATTGAAAAAGGTATTGTTTATGAAGCTAATAATAATGTGAACTATTTGATACATAAGGATATAATGAATGGTATATGTAGAATATTAATAAAATATTGTTATAGTAATGAATATGCTACTAAAGCAATTAATGTAAGTGAACTTTCAAAAGAATTAGAATCATTAAACGCTATTTCAAAAGAATTGATGAAACAACCAATTAAAACAAAGGGAATTACAAACCAAATGAAGAAAACCCCAGCTACAAAGTTAGACGATGTAAAACCAACTGGTATTTTAGTAGAAGATATATCATTATAATATCAAATAAAATATCAAACAAAATATCAAATAAAATATAGTATAATTATTATATAAATGAAAATAGAACTACTAATTATAGGTATAACTATATTTTTTGTATTAAATATATATCATGAAGGAAAATATGTAAAATTGGTAAAATCATGGAAAAAATATTATCAAATGGCAGGCATAGGGTTTGTCGGATTATCTACCTATCTTTTTATGAAAAAATACCCATCACAATCACATAATCTGGTATCACACGCAAATGGTATTATAAAATATATGCCAATTGATAAAGAAGCCAGTGATTTACTTTCACCATTATTAAATATGTCCGGTGGAAATAGTGGGGGAAATGGTTATATGATGTCACCCCAAGAAAAAAGAATATTGTCATCAGGAGGAGGTAATGTATCAAATACGCAAAAAGCAACCAAGCGGTCAGTGAGCGAAACAAAAAAGAAGTATGTAGCAGCGCAGCAAGGATGGAATTGCGGTGGTTGTAAGAAACAGTTGCCTGCGTGGTTTGAGGTAGATCACAAAGTCCGACTGGATAATGGCGGTTCTAATAATGTTGATAATTTAGTTGCCTTGTGTAGAGATTGTCATGGAAAAAAAACCGCATTTGAAAACTTATAATATTAATATAGTTGTTATCTTTGTATAATAATAAACTTTCTTACTATTATACAAAGATATGTCTTCTGACTTTAATAATTTTTATAAAGGTAATAATATTGGTAATATAATTACTGATTTTAATAATGAAATATCATCTGCAAAGAGTAAAGTAAAAGATTTTTCTAAAAAAGAAATTAATTTAGATTTTATTGAACGGTTTACTCGTATGCTCTATTTAAACCCAACGAATTTGGCAAAATTGGAAATGCTTCAATACATATTATTTATTGCTATCCTTTATTATTACAACCCACTTGGAATTAAAACCGCATATCCCGTATTCACTAAATTATTAATTATCACAGTGGCATTTACATATGTGATGTTATTCTTTTTTATAAAAATGAAGGTTGATCATAATGAAGACGTTGATTTAATTTATCCAACTGAAAAAAATGTTCTAATTAAATTTATTTCACTTATTGTGTTTTTTATAATTTTCATGTTTTGCATCAAAGGAGTGATATGGCTTTTAATTAATACTAGTTTAGTAACACTGTTAACTGATATTGTTTCACTATTGTTAATTGTAGGCGCTCTTGCAATTATATATTTATTTATGCGAAAAAAAATAGATAAGATTAGAAATTCAAAACAAGGAAATATGTTTAATCTAATTGTTAAGATAATTATGTATTTACCTTGTTTGTTGATAGATATCACTGAATATATTAAATATGAATATCATTTGACAACAAAACCTATATGGACCTTATTAGGTGTTGAATCTTTATTTATTGTATTGTGGTTTGTCATTCCATTAATGTTTGATAAAGTTGTTAACTATAGTGGTAAAAAACTCGTGAACAAGCCGTTAAATTTAAATATAGAATATGTTGTTGGAAAATACAATGAATTATATGATATTCCTGATGTTGACCACTATAATTTAAGTGAAATTGACAAAAGTTATAGTAATAAGATGAAAGATAGAATTATAAAAGAAGAGAGTGCAAAAAAAGTATATACTAAAGAAGATACTTCACTTGATAATGCTGAACCGGAGCAATACACAGATCCCAAGATGCCCAAAAATAAAATTATGGCATGGTTCTATAAAAAAATAAAAAATCCAACGCTATTGAAAGTTGAATTTCAAGTTCATCCTCAACCAGGAATCTATGGAAATGATTATAGATTTAGATATAAATATGCTATATCTGGTTGGTTTTATTTAAATCCACAACCACCAAATACCAATGCGTCATATAACAACTATACAAACATCATTAAATACGGAAATAAGGTTAGATTAGAATATAATGGGAAGAAGAATAGTTTAAGAGTAATGGCAGAAGTTGCATCACCTAAAAAGAATAAAAAGAATACAAAAAAGAGACAGACAAGTAACGATAATGGAGAAGAGAATGAAGAAGAGAATGGAGAAGAGAATGGAGAAGAGAATGAAGAAGAGGATGAAGAAGAGGATGTAAAAAATAAATCAGTCGTGGTGTATGAGTCAAAAGATGTTATTTATCAAAAATGGAATAATATTGTTATCAATTACAATGAAGGTTATATTGATATATTTTTAAATGGTGTTTTAGTTGGTTCTTATTCTAGTGTCGTTCCTTATATGCAATTAGATGAAATTGTTACTGGTTCGGAAAAAGGAATATACGGAGGAATATGTAATGTTACTTATTATAATAATGTATTAAATGAGAAAAATATTGTAATGAGTTATAAAACATTACGAGTAAAAGAAATCCCATATGTCTGGAGTATAACGGATGATATAAGTATTAACATTGAAAAAAATAAAAACCCTAATAGTAATTTTATAAATGATATAAAAGCGATGTTGGGTGTTCAATGAATCAAATTATGATTATTTAGATAATATTTATTATATATTATAGTTAATTTCTATTCTATAATATATATAAAATGGACGTGAAACAAATAGTATTACTTGTTTTTGTATTATTAATTATTATTTATTTCATAGTAAATTCTTTTTCAAAATCTACCAAGTTAACTGAAATGGCAGAAGGAAAAATTCAACAAACGATTTTGGCCAAAGATTTAAAAAATACAAACAATTCTAGCAACTACACTTATTCAATGTGGTTGTTTGTAGATGAATGGAATTATAAATTTGGGGAAGAAAAGATCGTATTAGACAGAAATAAGGGACCTACCGTTGTTTTAGGCGATAAACCAAACACATTAGCAGTGGTTGTTAAATATTATGATACATCAAAGAGTATTGTTGGTGCAAACTCAATGGGAAATAGTGATTCTTGGAAAGATGCGGACGCAACAAAAGCTGCTTGTGATGCGTGTAATAGTGGTTATACTTGCGCGTGCGATGCGTGCCAGAAAGGTGTACCTAAAACAGGTGCTGATGCAGAATCTGCTACCGACCGAGCAACCCGTCTTGCAGATGAAAGAGATAGAGCAAATGCGGGAACAAATGATCATACTTGTTTGATTGACAATATTCCTATTCAAAAATGGGTGAACATTATTGTTAGTATGTATGGACGAACCTTAGATGTTTATTTAGATGGTAAATTAGTGCGAACATGTGTTATTCCTGGTGTTCCTCGCGTAGATAACGATATTGATATCAATGTTACGCCCAGTGGAGGTTTCAGTGGATGGACGTCGGCTTTTAAATACTGGTCAAATGCATCTAATCCTCAAGAAGCATACAATATCTATAAACAAGGGTTTGGAAAAGGCATTTTAGCAAATGCGATTAGTAAATATAGAATACGATTTTCTATGGTGAAGGATAATAAGGTTCAAAGCAGTTTTGAAGTTTAATTAGTAAACGATAGATATGATTAACTATAATTATGATACCCCTATAAGGATTAAGATGTAAAAAATATAATTTATATTATATTTTATATAATATATATAAGAATGGGTTTTATTGATAAATTAGGAGAATATAAAGTAGGAATACAACAATTTTCATCTAATCAATATGTTCAAGGAAGTAAAAATTTTTTAGAATCAAATAGTATTGTCGCCAAATTTGCTTTTTTAATTTTAGTTCTTATTGTCTTCATGATGTTGTTAAGTTTGGGGTCCTTTATTTTAACGCGTGTATTTTCCGCAGATCACAATCCAATTTTGATTGATGGTATGATTAATTCTAGACAAATGATGATTATTCCTCAAAATCCTTCTAAAAGGGGAGCAAAACCGATTCATCGTTCCAATAATCAACGCGATGGATTGGAATTTACATGGTCAGTGTGGATTTTTGTTAATGATTTTGGTGTTAAAGAAACCGAAATGAAACACGTATTTCACAAGGGTAATGATAATATATCTAGTGGTGTTGGTGGTGGAGGTGAATCAGGTGTTAATTTCCCTAATAATAGTCCTGGATTATATATAACACCGCGATTAGATGGACATGGAAAGGGTGATATGGCGGGGTTGAAAATAATAATGAATTCTTTTGAAAAAATAAATGAAGAAATAATAGTGAAAGATTTACCGTTACACAAATGGGTGAGTATCATTATTCGTGTTACAAAACAGAATCAATTAGATGTGTATATTAATGGCACGCTAGTGAAACGTCATATGCTTCAAGGTGTTCCTAGACAAAATTACGGAGATGTGTATGTTTCTATGAATGGTGGATTTGACGGTAATACGTCTAATCTAAGGTATTTTGAAGAAGCATTAGGAACAAACAAAATACAGAGTATTGTTAATAAAGGACCAAATACGAAATTTGTTACTGCTAATTTGGGAACCGGTAATAGTAGTAATAAATATTTATCTACGCGATGGTATATGAATTCGGCAACAAACGTGGCTTAAATAATTAATAAAATAACTCAATAC